CAGACGCGTGCGACGTCGCACGAAAAGTCTGGATAAATGCCTGGAGTATGTTGAGAAGAGGACGGGAGAACTGGTGAGAAAAGGGATTACAAACTGTCCAGACCTAACCGTATTCCACTGGGCCAGAGACTACTATCTAGAGGATGGTGAAGAGTAATGTGGGCTTACAAAGGATTTCACAAGGACTTAACCTGCACGCTTGGAAAAGGGATATTCCAATACGAGGAAGATAAATGGTATGAGGAGGCGGAAGCAAAATGTGTAAGCACAGGCTTCCATTGCGCAGAGAACCCGCTGGATTGCCTGACCTATTATCCAGATATAGAAAAGTCTGTCTATTACATCGTCCAAGCGGAGGGGGATATCAATGAGGATGGAACAGACACGAAGATATCCTGCACGAGAATGCGGCTGCACAAGAGGCTGGACATGGAAGAATTTGTCACCCACGCTTTAAAATATCTGTGCGAGCATCCAAGACTGCAGATGAACGGATATATAAAAAAGGAAAAGGGAGAAGCGAGAAAGCACTTTGCGATCGTGCGTGGGAAGAACCCGATTGCAAAAGGGGCAGCAGGAACCATTCTGGCATTCGCACAGGAAGAAAGGGAGTCCTGCGAAATCGAAGAACTGGGATTGTATGTCGTAGGAGAAAATGGGGTCGAACCGGAGCAGTGGTACAACATCCGTGGAGAGAAGGTGGAGAAGTGAAAAAGGAAGAACTGAAAAAGATCAGAAAACTCTATGCCACACCGGCAATGATGGCTAAAGCAGGACAAGATGTTCCCAAAACGATAATAAAGTGGAACGGGCAGACCAAACACTACAAATACGGGATATATCTCCGATGCCAGATCCATGGAGGAATCATGAAAGTGGCATTCTTCCTGGCGGAGCATATGCGAGGAGGAAGCAACAAACCGGTATACGAACTGTTTTTAAACAAGGAAACAGGGGAATTTCTGACATGGGATGAACGAGAGAGGATTTGGAGAAGCGCAAAAGTAGATATGCTGGATTGGCCGGAATATACCTGGTATTCAGGAAGGTATATCAATCCGGAGGGAAACAGAAGCATAAAGAAATATCTTGGTGTGGAATCGGGGGGATACAAGGGGATTCTGGCATGGCAGCAGTCAATACGAGCCGAACAGTTGAAGCGGAGACATAAAAGAGAGACAGAGCCGTGGGATCTAGCAATGGACCAGATACCAGAACTGCCAAAGGACTGGGAACATTGGGTAGAAAAAACAGCAATTGCGCAAAATTATATTTTTTACGAATATTCCAGAAAGGGCGCAACAGAAGGCTATTGCACCTGGTGTGAAAAGGTAGTGCCGATACGCTATCCAAGACATAACCAGAGCGGAACCTGCAGGCGCTGCGGAAGAAAAATCCAGTATAAGGCGCGGGGAAAAGCCGGAAATTTCAACACGGGCATAAACTATGCACATCTGATACAAAGATGCGAGGATGGGGTTGTAATTCGAGAATTTTTTTGCGAAAGATATTACAAGAAGGGCAATTACGAGAACCCATACCGAAGAATCGAGGAACGAAGAAGGGTAATCTATGACAAAAACCTACACCCAACGGCTTACGACTGGGGACTCTATAAAAATGATCATGAAAGATGGATAAAAGGAAATGCAGGCAGCACTTATGGGCGCTATTACTGCTGGAATGGAGAGGTATATAAGCGCACGCTGCATGCATTGGCGGAAAAAGAGCTAAAACGAACCGGATTGGTGGAACTGATACGGACGGTTGGAAGGACGGATCCGGAAAGATATCTTGATGAATTAAGATACAACAAAGAATACGAACAGATCGCGAAGGCGGGGCTGGGGAAACTGATTACAGACGGTATATCGATAAAGATGGGAAAAGATCTTGCGAAAGCACTGGGAATCGATAAAGCACGGATGAAGCGCTTGCGCAAGTATAAGGGCGGGAAGATATACCTGGAATGGCTGAAATGGGAAAAAGAGAAAGATACCATGTTTCCGGATCAGATCGTTCGGTTTTTTGAAGACAATGAGATCTGCCCGAATGACTTGAAAGAAATGCGAAAATATATGTCTGAGCAGAAGATGTGCAACTATTTAAGAAAACAGAGCGGATTAAGCAAAAGGAAACCGAAGGAACTTATCGGCACATGGGAAGATTACATCTGCATCGCAAGAAGAATGAAGAAAGATGTGACGCAGGAACTTGTGTATAGGCCAAAGGATTTAAAGAAAGCGCATGATGAAATTGTGGATATGAGCGGAGATGCAAGAACCGCAAGAAGGGCAGCAGAAATAGATGACAAATTTCCGGGAATTGAAGATATCTATAAATCCATAACGGAGAAGTACAGTTACAAAGAGAAGAAGTATAGCATTGTTGTGCCGGAAACCATCGAGGACATCATTCACGAAGGATTGACATTAGGGCACTGTCTGCATAGTTCGGACCGATATTTTGATCGCATCCAGAAACAGGAGTCTTATATCGTGTTTCTAAGGAAAACAGAGGAGTTAAAGCGGCCGTATTACACTCTGGAAATCGAACCGGGTGGAGCAACGCGGCAGAAGCGTACCTACGGGGATAATCAGAACAAAGATTTCGATGAGGCAAAGGCATTTATCCGAAGATGGCAGAAACAGGTACAGAAAAGGCTGACAAAAGAGGATTTAGAATTGGCGAAGGAGAGCAGAAGCCTGAGAAAGCAAGAATTTGACCAGCTTCGAAAGGAAAAGAAGAAAGTTTGGCACGGGAAACTGGCTGGAAAACTTTTGGTAGATGTGCTAGAGGCGGATCTGATGGAAGTAGAGGCAGCGGTCTAAAGAGAAAGGATGGAAGAGGAGATGTTCAAGGGAGAAGAGATACGGGCAATTGAAAGCCTGGACACTATGACAAACATCATCAAAAGCGAGTTGGAAAATATCACTGACGGATTTATATCCGTTGGATATCATCTGAAAATGACAAGAGATGATCAGTTGTATACACAGAAAGGGTATGCAAGCCTCTACGAGTACGCGAAAGACACCTTCGGAATCAGCCGGTTCACGGCAACTAGATTCATGGAAATCAATGACAAATACAGTATGGGAGGGAATAGCCCACAGATCGACGATCGGTGGAGGGGATATGGCAGCAGCAAACTGACAGAGATGTTAGGACTTCCGGAAGAAATACAGGAAGTCATACCGGCCGAAGCGACGGTTCGGGAGATTCGAGACGCAAAAGCAATCGTCAAAGAGACCGAAAGCCGTTATGATGACCAGATGGAGTTGTGCGACATCGCACAAGAAACGGAGCAGGAGCCATGGATGCGAAAACTGGTAAAGGAATTTTTCCGAAGCGATGGAAAAGATAAGTTCCAGACGATGGTAGACTTCGTCCGAAAGGATATCGGAAACGACCAAGAAGGCATTGAGGAAGAGATTCTGGCCATTATAAACCCGACCAAGTTCAAAATGATCCAATTAGATACAGCAAACGTCATGATGCAAGAGAAAATCATCCAGGTAATGCCGTACCGTGGACAGGGAGAAAAGGAGAAATTCACCTACATTGATTTCGATATGGCGTTTGAGGAACTATTTTATCCGAATTATCCGGATATATCTCAGCCAATCAATGAAATTTACCGGGCAGTATATGGAGTACCATACTATGAGGAGGCAAAACATGAGGAAAAACCAGAAAAGCAGGAGAAAAAGACAGAGAAAAAGCCGGCCGGAAACACAAAACCAGTACCGAAGCATGAGCCTACTCCAGTATCTAAGATGGAAACACCTGGTGAAGTAGCGCAAACACTAGGAAATCCTAGAGTTCCAGAGGATCCGGAAAAAGGAAAGCCAGAGAAAATTGAGAAAAAAGAGCCGGAAAACAGCGAACAGATACCGGGACAGACCGAAATCACCAAGGATTTTCCGGAATATTGCCCAGATAATATTGGCATAATGAACCAGCCGGAAGAGACAGTAGTAGAAAGCCACTACGGAAGCCGAAAGGATTTCCTGGATGCGGCGGAAGAGTATAAGGCAGCGAAGTATATGGCAGAGGCGATGCAGGAGTTTATAGATAAAAAGATATCGGCAAAATCACTGGTAAATGAAAAATTCTGGAAAAAATGGCTGAATGCGGAGGTGGATGAATCGGGAAAGGAGATAGAGACCATATAGGAGGGGAAGCGGTTACAGGCATATAGCAATGGGTGAGTATACATGACAACAAAAAACAGGCAGCAGACCGTCCGGCAAGACTAGTATCTGCTGCAATTCCCTATAAAGAGTATAGCATATATCCTCTTTTGGGGCAATACGGAGGAGGTAAAATCATGTATACAAGTGCAAATATAAAGACAAGCGTTATCAACAATATCATGCTACAGATGGCAGCATATATCGAAAAGACCGAATTGGATATATTGCAGCGGATTCTAGAAGAGCAGTTCGTCTTCCTCAATGTCGAGCAGATTACGACATTGCCGGCAGAGGCAGATACAACTACAGAAGAAAAAAATCGTTATCTGATCGGATTGTTTAAAATCAAAAAGAGAAATCTCACGCCTAAAACAATGGAACAGTATTTGCGAGCTGTAAATAGCCTGATTACAGTAATTGATAAGCCAGTAACCCATATGGATGAGATTGATATTGATTACTATCTGCGATGGTACGAACGGCGGAATGTATGTAATAACGGAGCGAGGAACCAGGCATCAACATGCAACAACGAGCGGAGATATCTGAGCGCGTTCTTTACATGGATGCGGAAAGAGCGGTTCGTACCTGGAAATCCGGTGGAAGCGGTCGAGCCTCTGAAAGAGACCCGCAAGCCGATCGATTATTTCCGGCCGGCACAGTTAGAAGAATTGCGGGAAGGATGCAGGACTGCTAGGGATCGCGCGATCGTAGAGGTGCTTCGAAGCACGGGTGCACGCGTGGGAGAGGTAGCACAGATTAATACCGAGGATGTGGACTGGAAAACAGGGGACATACTGATCAGAGGGGAGAAGGGAGGCAGATACCGGACCATATATCTTGACGAGGTAGCAAGGTATCATCTACGCAAATACATTGCGAGCAGAACAGATAATGATAAGGCTCTATTTGTTGGCGTCAGAAATCCGCATGACAGACTTACCGTTGGCGGGATCAGGGCGTCGCTTAAAGTCATAGCGAAGCGTATAGGATGCGAATATAGGGTATACCCACATAAAATGCGTAAAACATTAGGGATGAGCCTAAAGAATAGTGGAGTAGATTTGGGAAGCATACAGGAAGTGCTTGGACATGCCAGCCCGGCGGTGACATCAAGGTATTATGCGGAAAGCACGCCAGACACATTAAGAAGCGTGCGCCAGAGGGTGGCTGCATAAGGAGGAAGCATGAGAGAAGAAATATTGAGGTACATTACTGATTATTTGCAGGAACATGGATATGCCCCGTCTGTTAGGGAAATTGCGGGAGGGGTAGGCCTGAAATCGCCAAGTTCAGTGCATAGATACCTTGTAGAAATGATTAATGAAGGCATACTTGAAACGGACGCAGAGGCAGGGACACCGAGAGCAATAAGGATCAGTGGATGGAAATATACAAAGGAGTAGATATGAAATATAAAAAAGTATATGCGGTAGATTTTGACAAGACATTAAATCTGGCAGACAAATATCCGGAACTAGGAGAGCCTAACACAAAACTGTTCGAGTTTCTGATATCTGCCAGGCAGCAGGGAGATAAGGTTATATTGTGGACCTGCAGGGAAGGAGAGTATCTGAAATCGGCAATCAAGT